CAGGGCAGGCTCTCCAGCCGGGATGTGTATGGCGGCTACTGGCAAAAGATCACGACGCACATCTTGAGACATCGCACAGAAATAACCCAACCTCCATGACCACCATCATCCTTCTCGGCGAGCTGGGCAAGCGCTTCGGGCGCAGGCACAAGATGGCTGTGGCCACTGCTGCGGAAGCGGTGCGTGCCCTGTGCGCGAACTTCCCCACCTTTGAGAGGGAGCTTGTCGCCTCAGGTGAGCGAGGTGTGGGCTACCGGGTGCTGGCCGGACGGGACGCCTTGAATCTTGAGCGGCTGCATGAGCCCACAGGTCAGCAGCACATCACGATCACACCCGTGATCTCGGGTGCAGGGGGCAATGGGCTGGGCCAGATCCTTTTGGGGGCAGCCCTGATAGCTGTGTCCTGGTGGAACCCGATGGGCTGGGCTGCAGCGGGTTCGTTTCTCTCGCAGGCCACGCTCTATTCGGTGGGCACCTCCATGATTTTGGGAGGCGTGGCCCAGATGATTGCTCCGACGGCCAAGTCTTCTGACCCTTCCGAGCGACCAGAAAACCAGCCGAGCTATGTTTTTAACGGCGCTGTGAACACCACGGCCCAGGGGCATCCCGTGCCTGTGGGTTATGGGCGGCTGATTGTGGGGTCTGCCGTGATCAGCGCAGGCATTGATGTGGATGAGATCGCTGTATGAGCATCCAGAGCACTTCTCTGATCATTGGCGCAGGTGGTGGAAAAGGTGGGGGCGGCAGTGCTCGCGTGGCCCAGGAAGCGCCCGACAGCCTGCGCTCCAAGGCTTATGCCCGGGTCGTTGACCTTGTCTGCGAGGGCGAGATCGAGGGCTTGGTCGCTGGCCTGCAATCCGTCTTCCTGGACGACACGCCTATCCAGAATTCGGACGGTTCGTACAACTTCACCGGCGTGACGCTGGAGGCACGGACCGGAACCCAGCAGCAAAACTACATCCCTGGCTTTTCTTCTGTGGAAAACGAGGTGTCCGTCGGGGTGGAATGCAAATTCGGCCAGCCCGTGGTGCGCTCCATCACTGACCCGGACGTGGACGCTGTGCGCATCAAGGTCAGCATCCCGACGCTGACGCTGCAGGACACGACCAATGGTGACCTGAACGGCACCTCGGTCACCTATGCGATCGACCTGCAGTCCCGAGGAGCCGGGTATGTGCAGATCCTGCAGGACACGGTTTCAGGCAAGACCTCTTCGCGCTACCAGCGCAGTTACTACGTTCCTTTGTCCGGGACTGGTCCTTGGGATGTGCGCCTGCGTCGCATCACGGCAGACTCGACGCAGACCAGCCTTCAAAACAAGACCTTCCTCGAGTCCTATACAGAGGTGATCGAGAGCAAGCTGCGCTACCCCAACAGTGCTTTGATGGCGCTTCGGGTTGACGCCTCGCAATTCACCTCGATTCCCAGGCGCAGCTATGACTTGAAGCTCCTTCGGGTTCGTATCCCGTCAAACTACTTTCCCGAGACCCGCTCCTATGCCGGTGTCTGGGATGGCAGCTTCAAGGTTGCCTGGACGGACAACCCCGCCTGGTGCTTTTATGACCTGGTGACCAATACCCGCTACGGTCTTGGCAATTACATCCTTGAGTCGCAGGTCGACAAATGGGCGCTGTACCGGGTGGCCAAGTACTGTGACGAGTTCGTGCCCAATGGGCTGGGTGGCTATGAGCCACGCTTTACCTGCAACCTGTACCTGCAGACCCGGGAGCAGGCCTACAAGGTGGTGCAGGATATGGCCTCGGTGTTCCGGGGCATGGCCTACTGGTCGGGTGGTGCCATCACTGTCACGCAGGATGCCCCGCAGGACCCGGTTTACCAGTTCACCGCAGCCAATGTCGTAGATGGCGAGTTCGCCTACCAGGGGTCCTCTGCCAAGGCTCGGCACACGGTGGCGCTGGTCAGTTGGGTGGATCCGGATGATTTCTACCGCCAGAAGGTGGAATACGTGGAGGACATCGCAGGCATCGCCCGTTATGGGGTGGTGCAGGCCGATGTGGTGGCCATGGGGTGCACCTCTCGCGGTCAAGCCAACCGGGTGGGCAAATGGCTGCTGTACTCCGAGCAGTCTGAGTCGGAGATCATCACTTTCCGCACCGGACTCGAGGGTGCGGTAGTTCGGCCCGGCGATGTCATCAAGGTGGCCGATGCCAGCCGAGGTGGAATGCGACTGGGTGGGCGGATTGCTGCGGCCACCACCGTGAGCGTGACGCTCGATCAGGACCTGCCCGCAGGTTCATGGCGGATTTCCGTGGTGCTGCCCACGGGCGTTGTTGAAGAGCGGCAAGTGGGCTCGCTGTCCGGCCGGACTGTGGGTGTGACCAGCGCGTTTTCGATGGCCCCCCAAGTGGGCGCGATCTGGGTGCTGTCTTCCACGCTGGTGGAGGCTCAGCTTTTTCGGGTGGTGCAAGTCGCTGAAAGCGAACCCGGCATCCACGAAATCACGGCGCTGGCGCACAACCCCAGCAAGTACGCAGCCATCGAGCAGGGCCTGGCCTTGCAGCCTCGTGTCATCACGGTGCTCTCGACCACGCCAGCGGCCCCGACGAGGCTGACCGTGACCGAGAGCTTGTACCGAGTCAAGGATCAGGCACTCGTGCTGATCCAGCTCGGATGGGATCAGGTCTTTGGGGCACTGGAGTACCAGGCGACCTACCGCGTCAACGGCGGCAACACGGTCACGCTGCCCAAAGTCTCCAGCACCTATCTGGAAATCCGAAACGCTGAGGCCGGTGAATACGTCTTCACGGTCCGGGCTGTGGGTGTGTCGGGCAAGCTGGGCAACTCCACAAGCCTGAGCCAGAGCATTCTGGGCAAGCTCCAGCCGCCTGACGATGTGCAGGACTTTGTTGTGCTGCGCCGAACAACCGATCTGCTCCTGAGCTGGAGTGCCAACACCGATGCCGACCTCTCGGGGTATGAGGTACGGGTCGGTACAGGTTGGGATTCGGGTGTGCTGGTGGGGCAGACGGCGGGCACGCAGCTGGTGCATGACCAAAGCGAGTCGGGTCAGTACAACTATCACATCCGCGCCTTTGACACCTCCGGCAAGTACAGCCAGCACGTCACCACCTTTCAGTTGGTCCTGTTAGCACCAGCCGCAGTGCGGCAGTTCGATGTGGTTCAGTCAGCCAATCGGCTGGAGTTTCGCTGGCTGCCCAATCCGGAACCGGAGGTGGTGGCCTATGAGCTGCGCGAAGGTACGGCCTGGGACACTTCGATCTTCATTGCCGAGGTCAAGTCCAGCAGCTTCACGCTGCCCTCAGGCTTTGACGGTGAGCGCAGGTTCTGGATCAAGGCGATCGCATCGCCCGGCATTTACTCGGAAGATGCCACCTTTGTCTCCACAGTGGTGGCGCAGCCTCAGAACGCGAACCTGCTGGTGACAGTGGATGCTCAGGCGACCCGATTCCCCGGCGTGAAGCATTTCGCCTCGGTCGAATCGGTCAACAGCCTGGATGTGCTGCGCATGGACAGCGAGGTGACCCAGTCCGAGTACCTGTTTGAGGTGAACCTGCCCACCAGCTACCGGGCACAAAACACCTTGCTGGCCAGCATCGGGGCGACTCTGGATGATCGAGAGACCTGGACCTCGGCCAATTACGCCTGGATCAGTTCAGTAGCCAAACGGCAGTGGACTTATGACGGGGCGCTCAAAAGCATCGAAGCAAGGTTTCAGATGGCCCGCGAGGATGCCTTGCAAGCGGGTGAGCTCTACGGCTGGCGGCTCAATGGGGTGCTCGGTGGCTACGGAAACCCCGTGGGCGCAGAAGCCATTGGCGTGGGCTATGGCGATGGGCGCTACGGCAGTGGCGTACTGGTCAAGGACACGACCAAGGTGTCCTGGGGGGTGAGTATTCCGGGTGTCTTTCATGTGAGCTTCTGGTTTATCCCGAACCAGATCACCACATCGGTCATTTGGACTGCCACGGGAGGAGGGGGCGGTGTGGGAGTGAGCCTCCTGGTCGGCTATGACTCGGTGGCGGGAACCTTCTTTCTGGAGGACCAGCTCTTTAACCGAGTGGTGGTGGCTTACCCCGTGAATGTGGCTGATCGCATCTGCATCGGTGTGTGCCAGACGGCAACAGAGCGCAGGCTTTTAATCGGAAAGATGGGAGGCGAGGTTCAAAGCGCAAGCCAACCTCTGGAACCGACAGCGGGGTATTCGACCCTCAAGCTGTACTGACAGTTCAGTTCAGATAAATCAATCAACCTGAGTACAGGCGTTGCACCCAATGGGGCAGCGCCTATTTTTTGGAGAAATCCCATGATGGATGAAGGCATGCAAATCAAAGGTTCGCTCACGCTGGTGCTGGCCAAGCCCAGTGGTGAGGTCGAGGTGGTCCACAAAGACAACATCATCGTCAACGGCGGCTTTGACTTTGTGGCTGATGCGATTGGCAACTCTGGCAGTCGCCCCGGGGTGATGGGCTGGATTGCGGTGGGGACGGGCACGACTGCCGCAGCCTCGACCCAGACCGCCCTGGTCACCGAGATCAAACGCAACGCCTCGACCTACGCCCACACGGCAGGCACCAAGGTGTTCACCTTTACGGCCAGTTATGCGGCAGGCGACGCCACAGGCGCATTGACCGAAGCGGGTGTGTTCAACGCAGCCTCGGCCGGAACCATGTTCGATCGTGTGGTGTTCCCGGTGGTCAATAAGGGTGTGGATGACAGCCTGACGGCTGTTTTTACGTTCACGATGAGCTGATCGGGCGATTGACATGGCCGAGACTGTCAACGTCTCAAGCTCGCCGGGAGCCAATTACACCTGGACCACTGGCAAGTTTGCATGGAGCAGTGCCACAGCCGGTAAGAACTGGACGAGTGCATTTCCGGCGGTCTACAGCCTGAGCGTGGCTACAGGCCTCGGTTTCACGGAGCTGATTCAGAAACTGGGAGTCAAGCGAAGCTCCGAAACCATTGCCTTTGCTGAGAAGCAAGGCAAAGCACTGGTGCTGAACAAGTTCGAGGTCATGAGTTTCGCGGAGACCTACACGGACCTCATTGCTTTCGTTCTGAGGTTTGTCGAGTCCTTTGCGTTGGCAGAAAAGAACGGGCTTTCCGACACCAAGCGGGTGTTCGAGGTGTTTCAGGTGGCCGAGGGGTTGGCGCGGCAGATTGCACTGAGAAAGTACGAGACGCTGGCGCTGGCTGAGACCTACACCGACCTCATTGCGTTCTTCTTGCGCGTGGGCGAAAGCTTCAGCTTTACCGAGAAACCATCGAAGGCGCTCACCAAGCCACAGGCAGAGAGTTTCAGGTTTACTGAGAAGCTGTCCAGGTCGCAGGTCAAACGGATCTCCGAGATGTTTGTGTTCGCGGAGGTTTTTGGGCGGACCGTTGCCTATCGAAAAGCGATCAGCGAGGGGTTTGCGATTGGGGAGGCGCTGCGCCGTGCGCAGACCTTGAAGCTGGCCGAGGCCTTGAACCTGGCTGAGCAATACCGAAGGCGAGCCAACGGGGTCATCAGCGACATGATCGTCGCCAGCACCGAGATCACGGAGCAGGACTTCATGGACATCCTGGAGTCAGGTCACCCACCGGGCTACACCAACTTCCGGGATTTCATTCAGGGTGACTACACCTACCAGCGGGCGCTGTTCAGGGCGATTCTGACCTCCAGCAATGCTGATCGGGGCTACATCGATGGCCTGCGCGTCACGGTCGATGTGCCCGATGTCTTTGACCGTGGTACTGCCCAGGTGAGCAATGCGGCCAATGGCGTGACGGTTGTCTTTTCCCGGCAGTTTCGTGTCTCGCCAGAGGTCACGCTCACCTTCAAGGGGGGCACCACGGTGTCCGTCCCCCGAATCCTGGGTGCGGTTTCGACCACCGGCTTCACCGCAGTTCTTGAAAACACGTCCGGCACGCGAGTGACCGGGGCCATTTCTTGGGTTGCCCAAGGGTATTGATAGGGCATTAAATGCAGAACTACACTGAAATTCCATCCTCAACGACGCTGTCTGACTCGTTGTCTCAGATCCTGAACAACGACAAGACGGCGCTCTCACTCTCGAGCGGAACGTCTTTCCCGACGGTCAACCTGCAACTGGGTATGCCGTGTTTCAGGACCGACGAGCAAAAGCTCTACATCCTCACGGTGGTTAGCCCCGCTTCTTGGAAGATGGTCATTGACCTCTCCGCCACAGTCGGCAAGGTGGCCAATGCGGATTTGCTTGATGGCATCGATTCCACCGGCTTTGCCTTGTCGGGTCACAACCATGACGCGGCTTATGCGGCGCTTGGCCATAACCACAATGCCGCCTACCTGGGCATCACGGCCAAGGCTGCCGATGCGGACAAGCTCGATGGCTATGACTCGACAGCCTTTGTGCGATCGGTCAACGGGTACGGGCCGGATGCCAATGGCAATTCCAGTGTGCCAATTGATCTTTCAAGTCGGGTGGCCAAGTCCGGCGACACCATGACTGGCACCCTCACGGCGCCCAGGCTGCAAATTGCAGGCACGGCCAACTATCTGGACATGGTCGATCAAGACTGGGGCACCCGGTATCTGCACCACAACCAGGGGCTCATGGGATTTTTGAAATCCGATGGCAACTGGGACATGTACATGAACAACAGTGGTCAGATGTGGACAGCCAATTACGGATGGCTGCACGACTACTTCTTCAGCACCATCGCTAACTGTTTCATTGGCAACTGTCCAGGCAACACGGGCAATTGCAGCCCAGTAGGCAACAACGCGACTTCTGTGGTTTCGAACTGCGGTAGCGCATCTTTTGTCCGCGATGAGCTGGTGGACAACGGCAGCCAGATTTCTGTCCGAAGAACCCAATACAACTTCAACTGTAACTGCAATTGCAACTGTGATTGCTACTGCTGATCCGGGGAAACACATGAGCGATTTGACCAAAATTTTCCCCGCTCCGGTGCTTCGCATTCAGGATCTGTTGAGCCACACCGAGGTTGAGCAGGCGACCGAGCTGGCCATCAAGGCCAACGAGCGCCTCAATGACCATCAGGTCCCGTACTCCCGCACATACCGAGACAGCCTGGACTTCATGTTCCCGGAGTTCTTCAAGCCCATCTTCCGACGCCTGCGCCGCAGCATCGAGGACGAGTTCAAGTGCAACGTCAGCAACATGGTGGGGCGCGAATCCATTTTTCGCTACGGCCAGCACCTGCCTTTCCACACCGAGCCGCACGCTGATATTTCTTGCGTGCTGTGGCTGGACTTCCCCGCAAAACCCGACCCATCCAGGCGCGACTACTCGGGCATGTTCTGCCTGCATAACCCGCATCTCCTGTTCGGTGGCCGCGCAACGGGGGTGTTTGGCAGCATCAACCACATGGAAATGCCATCGCCTGGTGATGCCTTCGTTTTTCCCTCCCACATGCCGCATTTCGTGTTCCCGTACAACGGCGAGCGTCCTGGCGTGGAACTTCACTTTGAAATGCTTGCGGAGGCTGCATGAAGCTCGTTACCTTCAATGCCAGCGTAGATGAAGAAAAGGCAGTGCGTGTAGAGCAAACTGCTGATGGCTACACCGTTTCCTTTGCTGGCGCATCCATCAACATTGGCGTGCAACTTTTCAAGCAGGGCGAGCTGCAGTTCCTGATGTATGGAAAGCAGTATCAAAGCGAGGTCATCGGCATCGTGTCTCAGCGCGAATATGTCGACAGCCGCGATGGCCTGACGATCCTTGCTCAGCATGGCCTGACCGATGGCCTGGGCTGGTTCTACTTCGGCGATACAGCCGAAGAGGCCTGTCTATGCATCACCAAGGCCATGACGACGCAATGCCCATTCGACGTCGTGCAGCCGGGCAAGCCCCGGGATGTTCTGCCTGGCATCTTTTCTGGCAGCGAGAAGCTTGGCGTGCGCAATCTGGCCAAGATCGCGCTGCTGCGCAAACTCAACCCGCTCGACAGTCTCGCCGCCCTGGAAAAGCAGGTCGACTTGCTCAGCTCACTGGTCATTCAACTGGCCAACCTGGTGCCTGGACAAGACGACATCGCGCTGGTCAACCACCTCCAGCACATCATCAACGATGCCAGCGCCAACGCGGGCAAGAGCGACGATCAAACCGTCGCTAGCGTTATGGCATTCAAGAAGGCGCTGCGCCAAGCACAGGCCGATTACTTCGCTGCACGCGACGGAGCCACATCATGACCAAATTCATCGTCACTACCATCAACCCCGACAACGAACAACTTACCCGTTTTCACTATGACAATGCAACCAGCGAGTTGACCCGCGAAACTGGTGAGCCCTTGGTGCAGGCGGTCGAAGTCACCGAGCGTGCACATGTTCCAGTAGTCTCCAGGCAGATACCACTGGGCAAGACCAGCCCCCGCACCCTCAAGATCAGCCTTGGCCTGTCTTGCAACTACGAGTGCGAATACTGTTCGCAGCGTTATGTTCCGCGCGCAGAAGAAACCAACCCCGGCGATGTGCAGGCCTTCATCGACGGCCTCGACGCCTGGGTGACGAGCCCGCCCGAGAAGGTCGAGTTCTGGGGTGGCGAGCCCCTGGTCTACATCAAGACCATGCGCCCCCTGGCCGAGGCCATCAAGGCCAAGTTCCCCAAAGCAGATCTGTCGGTCATCACCAACGGCTCGCTGCTGAGTGATGACATCAACGAATGGCTTGACCGCATGGGTTTCAGTGTTGGTATCTCGCACGATGGTCCTGGCCAGAGTGTGCGCGGTCCTGATCCCCTACAGGACCCTCAGCAGCGGTCCGCCATCATGGCGCTGTACGCCCGCCTGGCCCCGCAGCGGCGTATCAGCTTCAATGCGATGGTCAATAGCAAAAATGCATCGCGCGCCGCCATCCAGAGATTTTTCATTGAGTTGACAGGCGATCCCATGGTCCCCATTGGCGAGGGCAGCTTTGTTGATGCCTATGACGAGGGCGGTATTGCCCACTCGCTTCGTCCATATGAGTTGCACGCCTACCGCAGTTTGGCCTTCCACGAAATCCGTACTGGCCAGGCCGCCAACGTCCAGGCCGTGAATACCAAGACGGCCAGCTTCGTCAATTCCATCCGGAGCCGTCGTCCTGCATCCAGCCTGGGCCAGAAGTGCGGCATGGACAAGTCCGACAGCATCGCTGTCGACCTGCGCGGAAACGTCCTGACCTGCCAGAACGTGAGCGCTGCCAGCACCGCGCCCAATGGCCAGGCCCACCGCATTGGCCGTGTAACTGACCTGGCTGGAGTCAAGCTCGACACTGCCACGCACTGGAGTAAGAGGGCGGACTGCCCGAATTGCCCGATGCTGCAGATTTGCCAAGGTTCCTGCATGTTCCTGGAGGGTCCCCTTTGGGATCGATCCTGCGACAACGCATTCTCAGATGCTGTGCCCATATTCGCCGCTGGCATCGAATTCCTGACCGGACAGGTACCGGTGCACATTGAGGGCATGTTTCGAGAGGACCGCAAAGACATCTTCGGTATCTCTGTAAATGCTCCCGACACTCAAGGTGCGACCCAGAAGCCTGTGAGAAAACCTTTCCCGATCCCGGTCGTCTCCGTTTAACCACTTCAACTTTTCGTTTCACGGCCGCCATGGTTCGCCCTGGCGGCCTTTTCATTTGGAGTAATCAATGCCTGAACCTACAAGCTCTGGAGTCGCAGGAGCGGCTGCCGCCTACAAAGCCATTGGGGGTGCTGCTGGAGCGGCCGCTGGTGGTGCCACCCTGGCGGCGGTTGTCGTGATGCTCATGACGCCACCCAGAACCATTCGCGAATGGACGGT